ATGACCGGAAGTTCTCCAGAATTCACCGGCTACCGCTCCGGCAGCTACTTGTGTGGCACCTGATTTTAAAAGAGTTGTAAAATCTAAAGCAGATGCACCCACATTAACCCTTGGTATCTGTTGTGCTACATGCGTATTAGGAGTATCGCTTAATCCTGCCCAAGTTGTAACACCAGTTCCACCAGCCCCGCCGCCTGCTGTTGTATTTGGTATTTTACCACGCAAATCCTCAGTATCAAATAGTGTCCATATTTGACCGGTTGCATCGAGTGTGAAAGTAAATCTCGCAATTAAGAATGCAAAACCTTGAAATTTATTTTCTATATCATATACTGAAAAATTAAAAGCATCTGAAACGGCATTTTCCGGAGATAGCCTTGCGTATTTACCAGTAGGCAAATTAATCATTAAATGAGATGGACAACCAGCTCTATTTTGGATACCCCACATAACAAAACTAAAACTGGAATTAGTAAGGGTGACTCCTAACGCATCACTTGTTTGCCCGTTTAAATTAGAGACCGTTAAAAATTGGTTCACAAAATGGTTTACTATGTGTACATCGTCACTGACTTCGGTATCTAACGCAGGAAACGGATGTCTATGTAGTTGATAAACAAAGCCCGCTGTATTCGATACGAAAACATCATCCGGAGTCGGACCGGTATTTATTGTTGCAGACCCTTGGACTCCACTATCCCATTGAGCTTCAAATTGTCTTAATTTTTCTGCTATGTGTGAAAGGTGTCCTTGGAATGAAGCCGTATCTTCAATGTGGTCATTCCAATTCCTATTGGCTAATTCCCCATCAGTTTGTGTTATTGCGGCTGTTCTTAGTATTGTATTTGCAACTTTTATATGTTCTGCATCTGGCCACCCAGACGATGAAACAGTTAAAACTTTTGTAGCCTTCGGAACATAAACAAAATTTTCTTGTGGATTGTTTGCCGTCCCTGGTATTAATTCAATAGTCACAGGTGGTGTTGTGTCAAGCATGGTGAACCCGTCACTAAACATCATAGTCATATCAGGGTGACCGTTACTTGGCTCTAAAATGCCAGTTACCGTTGCTCCATCGCTTAAGATTTCAAACTTTATTGTTTCACGGAAAGTACCATTCCAAAAGTTATTTACCGTATCAAATATATCTCTTGTTACAGATATTATTATTTCTCCATCGTTTTCATCTACAACGACAACGCCACCAATTGAAATGTCATAATTTGGGAATTCTGGCCTAACATTAACCAATTCTCCAGCGGTATCGGCTGATACAAAAATAGAATCTCCTGGAGAAAAAGCGCTAGTGTCTATATCTCTAACCCTTCCAAATCTAGTTGCAAGACCAACTGTACCATCTGGTATTGTCATAGTAGCAACCATTATCGTTCCTTCAACAGTAGAAAAAATGTCACTTTTGGCTTTCTCAACTGTTGGAACAACTAGACTATTGACCATGAAGGCTGATACCGGTCTCAATGCTGAACCATTTGTTATTTCAGACCCAAGATCATTATAGATTAATATATACATCTCTTGTCCCACTTGCATAACGGGACCAATACCAGTCTGGACATTTAGCGCTAACTCATCATCATTCCAATCTACAACTCCAGCTTCCTGTGGAATACTACTTTCTTCAACATTTTCACCAAAATTAATGTAATTGAAATTAGCTCCAGCTTTGTTTATTTCTGCTAAAATTTCTTTTACATCAATTCCGGCACCAGACGGAAGTTTTATTTTACCGGTTTTTAATTGCTCGACTAAAATTGCCAGATCTTTTTTCCGATCTTTTACTAATTTGGTAACGTCAATCAGGTTAGCAATTTCTTTTTTGTCTCTTTCGGTGAGTGGTATAGGAAGTGCGTCTTTCCCTTTTTTACCTTGCGGGCCAGGTGGTCCGGGCTGACCGTTTTTTGGAGTTGTTATTTGATCTAATACTGACTTTTGGAAGGCGCTTTTTATTCTAGGAGAGAATACTTCGTCGCGGTAAAAATCAATTTTCTTTTCTTCTTCTGTTGTTTGGATGTTTTTTAAAAGTCCTACAATAACTTCTTCTGAATCTAGTTTTATTTCCTGTAAATTTTGTTTTACTCTTGATATAATATGATTTATCTCTTCATCATTAAGTTTATCAAGTCGAATATTTTTATTATCTAATTCGTCTATGATTTCCTTTTTAAGTTTTTCTACTTGCTCACGTGTTAACCTTATCATCGATTATCACTTCTTTGTCTTCATTCAGTTTTTCTTCAATGCTGTCGAGTTTGGTTTTAAGTTCTTTAATTTCTGATTCTATTTTTGCCGGATCGAAGGATACTTTTATTTCATTACTAATTACCTTTGGAATCCTAGATAACACCACATCGCTCAATCGTGCATAATCCAGTTTTATTTGACTAGAATCAGGAACCGGGATTTTGTCGTTTTCGATTATCTTATCATATATCGAGTCTATTATATATTGTATTGCTTCTTCTGTTATTGCTATTCTTTTCATACACCTGCTGTATTGATAACATCCCCTGTACTCCCATTCGTTCTTTTTAAAACAATTTCAGCGCCGGAAACCCCGTTTGTTTCTCTCATATGTGTCAGTACTCCCGTTGATCCGTTTGTATATTTTAGACCGTACCCTGGAATAAACGCCCATGATGTAATATCATCTTTTAGATATAAATCATCTGGTCTTAATGATAATTGTGTTATTTCACTTGGTGATAACACTCTATTATAGATTCTTACTTGACCTATTTTACCATCAAAAGTGCTTAGTGTACCATTATAATATGTTCCTATGACAGTTTTTAAACCACTAAGATCTAAATCTGTAGACCAATTTTCGTCAATCACCAAAGAATTATTTAAATATAACTGTCCTTTTGAACCTGTATATTGTGCAATTATGTGATTCCATGATGCTGTATCTGTAAAAGCCGCTGACTCATTAAAGGCAACATTTGATAATCTAAGATAAACAAGATTGGTCTGTAAAAGTAAATGCATTTCACCAAAAGTCGATAATAAATCCCCTATATAAAATAATCCTCCACCAGTATCCATTTTAAACCACAACGAAACACTTAAAGATGAAATACCATTACCCAATGCATTCCCTATTGCTGTTCCAGCATCTATATATTGATTTGATGCTGTAACAAAATCCAAACCACCGCCAAAAACATTTGGTGCCCATTCGGGGTTATTAATCAGGACGCTGTGATTCCTATATTTGCTGATATCACTGGCAATCAATCCAGCCCTTTCGTTAAATTCATAGCAAGCCACTAACCCCTGGTTGAGTGGATGATAAGGATTTAATTGTGTTCCAAGTATTGGCTTCATTAAAATTCAAAGTTTACAGAGTGATCTTCGTCAACTGCATCTGTTGTAAGAGTAACAACCCCGACCAACCTCATATCTGTCAAAATATCAAAATCAGCGGCATCGCTTGGCCAGTTTGTATTATCGTCTGATTCTTCCAAATATAAATAACCCGACCCATCAGTACTTGATAAATCTGCGATTACTTCAAAAAATCCTTTAATACCCCAATTTAAGTCAGATGTGTTGTCGTTGACATCGCCCTCGGATTCACCAGTTGTCACGATAGTGCCGGACGTGAATCCCATATCGTCGGTGATTGTTGTTCCATACGTCAGATTTCCGCTAGACAATTTCCAGGGAGATGACCGCACATTAACTCTAGCACCGTCTGCATAGGTTAATGTTTGATCGGCAACCCAATAAAAACGCAATCTCCAATATTTTGCTAACATATATCCTTATTGGTTAATGTATGTTGTCAATGATGAATCTAAATCAGAACACAATGAATCAAACGAAGCATTTTCAAAAATGGTTTGTTCTGAGATATATTTATCCCATGCGTTTTTTATTTTTTCCTGAAAAACCGCCTCTATTTCGCTTAAGGGATCACCAGTATAGTGTCGTTTTTTAAATGATTGTTCAAAAATATCATTAGCCCCGTCATTAACAACGACACTAATATTGATAATAAACCCGTCTTTTTGTTTCGTAACAGATTGCTTTGTTATTGTTGCTGTATATGGCATTTTTATCCTATGGATCAGGTACTAAAATATAAAGTGTCCCGTCTGGATTTCCAGAGTTAAAAGCTGCCTCGTTTGCAGACTCCACTTCTGGAATGTATTTTTGAACATCGGTTCCGACTACTAAACTAAGCAATGTTCTTACTTGTGTATCTGTGAGTTCCGCAATTACTTCACCGTCACCGGCGATATTTCCCAGTAACCTTTGATCAGAGACAATATTTTGCATCTTGGCATACGTTACGGCATCATTAGCTATTGTTAATTCTATATTTCCGGTTACATCACCAGTATGATTTTCATTGCCTGATTGCCAGTCTGTGTTCCCTATAAATTTATTAATTAAATCACCGGCATCTTTCGGACCTATTCCGAAGCCAGAACTGCTTATCTTACCTGATTTAATATCAGAAATTATTTTATTAAGTAATGAGTTTACACTTTTTTGCGTAACTTTTTTTGTTATTTCGGAAACATCGAGCTTGTCTTGTTCAGTTAAGATATAGCTACTTCCCTTTTCTCCTTTTCTCCCAACTTCTCCCCTGACACCGTCAAGAGGTTCTGGAATTCGTGGAATGATCTCCCTTACAAGATCGTTTCTAATTTCTTCAGTAAAAATTAAGTTTTTACCGTTTTTACCGTCCTTGCCATCGTTTCCATCCTTTGGTGTTTTTATTTTTTCGAGTACAGAATCTGAAATTATTCTGTGATCGATAGGAGACAATCTTAAATCTTTTTTCGCGTCAAATTTGCCCTTTTTACTTAAGATGATCTCAGATATAACCCCCTTCTTGATTGTTTCAACCAGTGTTTTTGGAATGGTGATTTTGCTACTCATCTTCACCCTCTATCACAAAAGTTATTTCCTCATTTGAATGAAACTCTTTGACCGCTTCAATAATAGACTCTTTGATGCTTTCTTTTGACATTCCGCCAATACTTCCCGGGGGATGAAAGTCAAGCATATGAATATCGTCTGAATCCTGTTTTTCTTTTAGTTGTTCTGGTTGTTGTTGAAAGCTTTGCTGTGCAGCTTCTTCTTTTATTGCGTTTTCAAGTTCCATATTTGCAATCGTTTCTCTCATTTCTTCGACTTCTTCCGGTGATGTTTCTTCTTCCATTTCTTCACGGGCTTTAAAGTCAATTACCATTGATTCGAGATCTGGTTTATCTTTTGAGAATCTTGATATTGTAACCTCTTCAGGGGAAACAACACCTTCTTGTATATAGATTTCATCTCTTTGAGCAACTGCTAACGAGGTTTCTGCTCTTTCTTTGTCTGATTGTTCTTGGAGTGGATTAAATATATATGAAGGTAATTCAGTAAGTGTTTTAGCTGCCAAATTCACAAAATCCATGAAATCATTTAGCCATGGCCTTAATTGAAGCTCTTGTTTTGAGTGAACACCGTTAAAATAGTTTCTTGTGTCTGATTCAGCAGCATTGCCACCTAAAGCTCCGGATTCTGAAGAAAAGAAACGAGATCTAGGAATTCCCCACGCTCCACATATAGCTTCTGTGTATCGATCCCATAAATCGGCTAACCCGGTGATCGGGGTGCCTTTACGTTCCATTGATTCAGACTCATTATCATACACATTTAACCGATTGCTGGTCATGTTCATATGGGTCAACATCAATCGGTCAAGGACAAAATCAGTTTCACCCATCATGACTTTTTCGGCTAATCCTTTCATACCAAGGTAGTCTTGAGTAAAGGTCTCCATGGTACTGTTTGATTCAGTAACACATATTCCATAATCCCTTAACGCTGTATAAACTGCTTGAATCTCAGAATCGTTAAATCCTCTGTTTTGTGTTCGTGGTGTTTGAGTGGTGAAGCGTCCGTCCATTCGGATCATTCTAGTTTCATGAACCTGAAGAGTAATACCGAATCCAGGCTCACGAATTACAACTTGATAATGCTCAGGAAAGCCCCATTTTGGATGATTTATATCTCTGTAATAGGTGAGAGGCAACGCAAACCAGGCAGGTACAACACGGACCCATTTAATCTCAGAGACTTGATTTTCGTTTAATGGTTCTGCGAATTCTTCAGCGATTTGAATGTCATCGAAGTTAAATAAGGTAAGAGATCCACCTGAAGCCCTGGCCAGGGCAATAGCCTGGAAAGCGGTTTGCCATAGTTTGAATTGTTCATTTAGGAGATCGTCAAAATCTTCAACTTCTTTTTGAATCTTTATTTGTTCTTTGCCGTCGTTTTCGTCTTGATCTTCGTCATCGTCATTATGTTGGTAGGAGATACCGTTACGGGTCATATCTTCAGCAGGTGCGTCAACTCCTTTTCGAGTCACCCAATCAGAACGGTACATTTGCTCTAATTGATCAGAGTCTATTTTATCTACTGCTTCATATTGTGAATTTGCGACAGGATGTTGCGATGCTCTACCGAATCCGGTTGTTAGATTCGCCCATGCATCCATTCTGCTGTGTGGAATTCTAAGCGCTGGATCGATATCTTTTGGAAGTGGAGGAAGGTCGTAGCCTTTTGCAGCTAATTCTAAGCGCTTGTCTGCTAACGCATTTGATTGTGGCATGGTTCCCTGCTATTTGTTTTTCTTTGATTATAGCAGGGTGTTTTCTTTTGTCAACTCGTCTTTTTGTCGGTTTCTTTTTCGGGTAATACACCAAATTTACCTGTGATTAAATATCCAGATCCTTCTTTTATCTGGAAAAGTTTCAGCCTTGGAAAAGCTGCCTGAACTTTTTCGAGGTATTCTTTTGTTTCTTCCATGTCGTTACCGTGTAATAGGTGATCGAGATAATCAAAAAGACTCACCTCCCCGGTTAAGTAATCACTCTGTTTCATTTTATAATTCTAAAACAATTAAAAGTATTGCTGTATTTTGCGTTGGCTAAGATGTCTCGATCTCCAACTTTTTGTACTTCACTTGCTATCATTATATACAGTTCTTTATTAGTCCGAGCCGTATGACTTCCAATCCGCTTACGTCCTGTTTCTCGATCATAATCCTCATAGACCAGATCAATACTTTGTGCCGCTGCATCCATTAGCCTGGACGTATAAATACCTACCGGTTCGACTCTACCGACTGCTTGTTTTATTGCGAGTTGATTCAAATCATATTCTCTATTCTCTTTTAAGATCTGAGACGCATGCTGATGAGCGTAAGCAGTTATTTTACTCATCAATACCATGTCGTCAACTGCACTTGCCAGTGTATCAAACTCAAGTTTTGTACAGTCGACATTACTAAGGATAGCGTCTAAGTAAGACTCATATGCTATCATTATTTTTTCGCCGTATTCCACGCTGATCTGATTAAGTGAGTATTTCATTTTCTTCTCCGTTTGAGGTTTATTTGATTTGTTATTTTTTACACTCAAAACCAGATGCATTAAACGCCGTTCTTATTAAACCCTTATCGGAATGAAGAATTCCACTTTCACAATCAAACCAAAGTTTGTTTTTACCAAGGCTTTTTATCTCATTTGCGAATCTAGGTGAATCAACTATTTTCATACCCATTTTTACCATCACTGAGTCATTCAGGTAAACTCTTTCAATCTGACCTTTTTCCCAGTGCTTCCCGCCCATCTCGATCATTTTTTCTTTTGTAAGTTCCATTTCAGTCTCCGTTTGAGTTTTTGTTTGTTTGCGTTTCATAGTTATATAGTTGCAACCGTTGTGCCACTGGATCAATAAAATATACAAAACTCTTAAACTCAATGCTGGTATGTATTACAAGATTATTTCTGATTATCTAAATAAATTAAATAATAAATTTCGCATGAAAACTGTAAGGAAACCTTGCGGTAGTGCAGTTATACTTGCGCGGGTGCGTGTTAAATTAAGCTATTATTGACTTTCAAGCCTGATCGAACCCACGCAGGAAAACTTTACATTTTGCAGGAAAAGTTGCGGTTGGATAGGCTTTGGAATATTCATGAATAAAGGCTTTGCAGACATAAGCAGGAAAACTTGCGTTTTTACAAGATTTAGACGCTTAAATGTAACCCGGATATTTTAAGGATTATTAAAATAGTAAGCAGGAATAAGACTAGTTTTATTTCAAAGCTCATATGATCTTATAAGGTGGGATTCTCCACCGTTAATATATTCTGTTTGTCGGGTTAACCGGCTCCGTTAATGCCCTTTTATGTGGCCATTTCAGAGTGCATATTCTGTTGTATAGCGTTTGTGGGTATATATTTTTTTCCCTTGCCCATTGTGCGATTGTCTGAGTTTTTCCGTTGTGGGTTATGAATATGTTTTTTCTAGTATTATTACCTTGCTCCTCTCTCGTTGCCCACTTACAGTTATCAGGAGAATATCCTTTGTCGTTATCAATTCTTTCAATCGTCATGCCTTTCGGTTTTTCTCCCATATCCGAGTAGAAATTGTCATAGTTTTTCCATCTTTCACACACGGCAATACCTCGACCCCCGTAGTCCTTGTATTGTTTTCTGTTTTTGTTTTTGCATCTTGCTATCATACCTGCCCAAGCCTCGTATTCAGTAGTGTGTTTTCTTCCTTTTGTGTGACCATGTGTCGTTTTTTCAAGCATTGACCTACCATAACATCCACAACTAGTAGTATGCCCGCTTTTTAGATCATTCGATTCGGGAATACTAAAATTACCACAATCACAAACACACATCCACTTAACACCTTTTAGGTGATAGCGTGTCCTGTATAATACTGTTAATTTTCCGAACTTTTTATTGGTCAAGTCATTCTTTAACGGTCTGCCACTCTTCCCGAAACTCACCTTTATAGTGTTATTCATATACTTATCCAGTTTTTCCTTGATGTTAAAATCATTCCGTCTAAAATAAAGTGAACCATAAGCCCGATACCGAACGGTAACGCTGGGTAAATATCGAATTTAAACAATACAAGACATAGAATTGGAAGAAAATAAGAATGTGTGAGTCCTCGATGTTTCTGTGCTTTTATAATAAAAAATATGCACCCAATCCATGCAGCCGGTTGATATGTTTTTGAATAAATCAGAAATCCTGTAAGTAATGCTCCGATGAATGAAACTATTCTGGATGGGATTGAATGGCAATCAAGATCAGGTGCAAGAGATCCGGCTATTGTGACAACTGCAAAAATACCGGCTACCTTAATATCTCTGGTCATATACATTGATATTCCACCGACTATTAGACCGGTTGCCATGCCTGCCATGAGATGCTGCTTAAATAACATGAATTCCCCTTATTTATAGACTATCCAACCATTCAACACCTTTAAAATAAACCTCATCATATCTAGGTTTTGGAGTATGATATTTTTTATACCGGTTCTTATTTTTAAGTTTTATCCTTATTACTCTTCGCAATTGCTCACGCTGGAATTGTTTTGATAATACGTTTTTTATGGCCTTTCTTTGTTCCGGTGTCATCTAGTTACAATCCGTTTAATTCGATCAAAAAGTGTCACTTTTACATCAGGTTCAATACTTAATCTCTTCATATTCCGAATAATATATTTAACAGCCATGATCTTATTATAATAGTTTTGGGTCTCGTCTGGCAACTTGGATTTACCGAGCAACCAAGAATTTACCCGTTTAGTGCCTGCATTGTAAGCCATTAAAGAGAGTTTTTCACAGTCTTTACGGTCACGGTAAATTAGAAACAGCTTACTTAAGTGCAAAGTCGCTATTTGAGTACTTACTTTTGGGTCGAATCCATATTTCCTGATCCTTGCACTGGTTGGTGTTAGTTCTATTTCGTTATTAAGAAATACTATTTTCTTTGTCAGATATGCCTCAATGTTGTAAGGCATGATTTGCCACATTCCCGTAGCTGAAGCCGGGCTGACTGCACGTTCATTGTAATCAGATTCAACAATGGGAATGATTATGAACCATAATGGGAGTTGTTCTTTTTTGAGATGCCTTAAAATCATACCTCGATATTCGATCATCTTACCGAGTGACTTTTCTAATTTTTGCTTACATGCCGCATTAATAGAAACAGTTGAACAACCTCGCAAATAGAAATTAATCCATTGTTGCTTAGTAAAAACTGTGGCTGATAGCTGAAAGGGAATTAATAAAAGAAACAGCAAGATTATTTTGGTCACTTCAAAAACCTATTACAAAAAGTTATCGTCTGCCTAGAGTTCCATTGATCATTAATTAAAAAGGTTCTCCAGCCTTTTACTTTAATGACTTTATATCGGTTAGTTTTTAGGCGTTTTCTCCAGATCCATTTATAGAATCGAGATTTCATTTTTTATTTGTTCCTTCAACACCCCTTTTCTTGCGATCTTTGGTTCTAAGATCTAACCATGCCAATCCGTCTTGGATGCATTTTATGGCAAGCGCGTTTTCTTTTTCAACCCAACCTCCATCTGCAAATCCCTCAAGCCGATGAATACAAATAGCCAGTAAATCTTCTATCTGACATCCATTGACACCGCTCTCTTTGATTGGGCCTTTTTGGAACTGGATAAACCCAACTCTTGAAACTCTTAGAATTTTATCAGAGCTAGCAGATATTAAGTATTCATTGTCTTTAACGGTTACTTTTATGTGTTCTGTTTCTCTGATTGTTTTCATAGTTTGCCTAATCTATTATTTGCGGTCCAAAATTTCCATTCTTTTGAACCTGGAAATCTATAAGCATTCTTTTCGTCACCATGCTCATCATATACAAAATAATTATATGTCCCGGTTGAATGTTGAAACCCCAAATATTCCGAAACCTTGTATTTCTTTCCCTCAACAGTCAAGGTCTTCATATCTCGCCCGTATGTTCTGATTGATGTTTTTGTTTTAGCTACTCGACTGGATTCGATACCAATATGATATATGTATGTTGCAGGCTATATTCTAGAAATACGCCTTCGGATGCTACGGCTTTCCACCATATATCTTGCCATGCGTCTATTTATCGGATCGCTTATGGTGCCCTTCCGCTTCCGCCACGAGTAGCAAAGAGCCAGAGACTAAGGAGCTGCTCACTGACTCTACCTATTACCCTACTCGGTTTTAATATTTTGTCAAGGTTTATTGTTGACAAAATGATTTAATGTTTGTAATAATCGGAATAAATCGGTAAAATCAATAATTAATCAAAAACAGGTAAAAAATGGATCAGAATCAAGAAAAAAGACGTGGTCGACCACCCTTGGAAAACAAGTCAAACCCAATTCACTGGTCAATTCCTCATGATATACATCAATTTTTAGAAAAAGAGCAAAAAAACATAAGAAAACTGACCGGTCTTGAAGCCAGTATTCAAGACACTTTAGAGGGATTGTGCCGTAAGTTAATGGATTAATCTGTATTTTATTGTATTTTTTTGTTGACAAAAACAATCCCGATTTGAGATAGTTAAATCATGGAAACAAAACAAACCAAAACTCAAACGGAGATTAAAATGTACGAACGAACATACGGTGAAAAACATGACAACAGCATGGACATCAAAGATATCGCCAAGGCAGTTAGGCAAGACATTAAAGACGCTCAAAAAGCCAAGACTCTCCCACGGATGAAAGTCAGTGTAACAATCGAGCGTTATTCAGGCGGACAATCTCTGAACTTGAATATCAAAGAATTCCCCATCCAGTTTATCAACATCTACAGAATGAAGCTACAAACCGAAAACTCCAATGTTTTCGTTGGTAACCTTCCCGATGAACATCCGGCATATGAACTTTATACACCGCTAGCCAAAAAAGCCTTGGAAACTTTGAAATCCATGGTTGGAAGCTACAACTACGACGGGTCAGAGACAATGACTGACTACTTTGATGTTAACTTTTATTCTCACATTGGTTTTGATTGGAAATATCAAGGCAACCATGAAAAAGAATTGGCAGAAAAAGCCGATTCAATCAACTGGCCAAATCTTTGGTCTGACTTTCTTAACTAACAAACCCAGCCGGATTACTCCGGCTTAACTCAACCACTTTTGGAGATGAGAAGATGAAATGGCAAAAGAAGCTCAATAAAGGCGAACTGAAGCACATCAAAGAGACTACCGATGCGCCTACGTTGTCCGCCTTTAAAAGTAACCGTGAACACCACCACGAAATGAAGAAAAAGGACGGCATAGAACCCTGCTATGATTGCAGACATATTGCCGTAAAACTTGGTCTGGAATAATTCACCCATAGTAACACATAACCTTAACCTTTAATGGAGACCGAGGGATGATTACCTGTCATAGATGTGGTAGAGAATTAGAATACGCTTATGAACATAATGGGGAATATTATGGATCAGAGTGTATTGAGCATGTCACTGGCAGGAAATTCCCAACTCGGACAAAAAAGAACGGATCAGTATCAAAGACCATTTGGAAGGTTCAACCTTCCGGGTTAAAACATTTCAAAAATAAATACGGTAAATGGAAGCCTATGTTGATGTCTGAGTATCTTAGATGGAAACGTGATGGTGAGACTATTTATGTATCCAAACATCGTTATTTAGAATCTTAACCAACTTGAAAGGAGATTGAGTTAATGTCAAAATGCGAAAATATGTCTCCTCATCCATGGAATAGATATGGGGAACCGTCTGAATGCGATAGAACCGCTACCAAAATAATGACTAGAAAAAGTGATAGTCAAAAATTCAAAATTTGTGGTTACTGTGCAAAACGATTTAAGAAAGATCAAAATTTTACGATTACCCAACTAACTTAAACCTGAGAATGGAGATTAAAATGGGACAACTACAAAACAGTTCAAATCTCAGACAGTTGAAAGAAATAAACTCCTATTTCATTGATAAAGGAAGGCTTACCATCTCAACCAGGACCGTCAAGAAAAGAATAATCACATCTGAAGAACTCCAAGCAGCGAAAGAAGAGTTTTTCCTGAGAAAATTTGAGCTTGCATTCGCTTAGTAAAACCGGTAAGATTATACTGCATATAAGGTAACTCATGAACCAAAAACAAGCCGAACTGGCAATCATACAGGAAGCCATTGTACAGATTCTAGGTTATGACGATGATCTAAATGTAATGGATTATACCGGTCATAAATTGGATGAAATGCATAAGAATAGATTGAGTTTTATTCTTCGTATTTTACGCGAACGTGTTTGGCTTGGATACATGGCATCTGTTTATGATGAGGGAAGTGTGTCTGAATTGAAAAAAACTGAACAGAAACTTGATTTTTTCGAGGAGAT